AGTCCCATTTCTCCGACGTGCGCGTCATCTGCGCGCAGTCCTCGGCCTGGCGGTTGTAGTCGCTCGCGTCCTGTTCGGTCGTCGGGTCCTGCACGACGCCGTCGTTCTCGAAGGGGCCGCCGTAGTCGCCGATGTCTCGCGGGGTTGCCATGGGGGTCAGCTCGGCCAGAAGGAGAGGTAGGCCAGCGAGAAGATGGACGGGGGGTCCGCCGTTGTCGCTGGAGTCGTCGGGCTCGTCTGTGGCGTCGTCGTGAGCGTGATCAGTCGGCCCGCGTAGGTGATGTTCAGGATCTCCTCGTGCTCGCGATCGAGGACCGATAGGAGCTTGCTCGTGAGGTCGCTCGGGTTCGACACGTCGGTCCCGGGGAAGCGCCGCCCCCGCGGCAAGATGTCCGTGTTGGTCGTCTTCTCCCCAGGCCCGAGGAGTTCGATCTGCTCGGCGAGGTCGTCCGCGTAGGTCGCGAGGCTGTACGCCCCCGCCGATACGTAGGCGTCGAGCGGGCTCACCTTGAAGCCCGTAGCCCCGTTGCTGTCCTGCACCTGGATCGTGTACGCGCCCGAGACGCCGCCGACCACCGTCACCGTGTACTCGTACATCTTCTTGTTGGTCGGGTTCCAGATCCCGATCTGGTTGCCGACCACGGGCGCCGTCGTCGTTCGCACCGTCGCGGTGGGCGCCGAGTAGGACGTGACCTTCCCGTCGTTCGTGCCTGCGGCGAACGAGCCCGAGGGCCAGGGGGTCCCGTCGCGCCACCCGCCGCCCGCGCCGCCCGCGTTCTGCGGTAGCGGCAGGGAGAGGTACACGATGATGTCCATGGCCTGCGGCGCCACCGTGGTCACGTTCACGTCGATCGAGCCGCCCGGCACCTTGCCACGCACGTAGGCCGCCACCTCGGCCACGGTCGCGCTCGCCAGCGTCCGATCGCCGCCCTCCGCGGTGACCGCGATGTCGAAGCTCCCAGCGCCACGCACCGCTGGGTACACGTACGCCTTGTCGACGGCGGCCGAGGCTTCCTCGGCCCACGCCTTCACCTGCGCGTCGTTGCCGCCCCCCTGCGGGAACGAGAGGCGGTCGAGCAGGCGCTGGCGCAGCGTCTCGTCGTCGTCGGCGTCGGCGCCGCCATCGAGCTCCCCCGCGTCAACCACCGCGGTCTGCTTCAGGTTGCCGATCGACGTCGAGTCCCACGTCATGATGACGTCGGCGTCCTGGTTCGACGCCTCGCCGCCTTCGACCGCCTGCACCTCGACCTTCGTGCCGGTGATTGCGCCGACCGTGGTCGTGGTCGTGTCGTACTTCTGCCCGTCCGGTGCCGTGCACCGAAACGCGGCCGGGATGGTCGCCGTCCCCGTGATGGTGACCGTGACGTAGCCCGCGGCCTTCGAGGCGTCGCGCTTCGTGACGCCGTAGACCTCGGCGAGGTCTTCGAGCGCTTGCCCGGTCGCGTTCAGCGGGTCGCGGTCGGTGTTCGCGGTCTGGCTGTTCGCGAGCGGGATCGAGAGCCGCGACGCGACGGCCTCTGCCGTGATGTAGCGATCCGAGCCTGGCAGGATGTTCGCCGTGAGGCCCTGGCGCTGGTAGCTGTAGGCGACGCGACGGAGGATCCCGTCTCGCAGTTCGGCGGGCGTCGGGAAGGTGAGGTCGGCCATGCGCTACGGCTCCAGCGTTTGCTTCGTGTTCGTGCGGAGGTTCGTGTAGTCGACCGCGTAGGACAACGTGCCTGGAAGCGACGTGTTCACGGTGATGCGGTCGATGCGAATCGCGGGGTCACGCCGCGGCGTCAGCGAGACGAGCGCCTTGCGCACGCGCTGGCGCACCTCCTCCTCGCTCTGTGCCGTCACGAACTGAGGCCGCGGCCCGAACTCCCGGATGAGGAGCAGGAACGCGGTCTGAGCGATGTCGTCCATCGGCTCGAAGCCGCCCTCATCGTTCAATTCGTACCGCATGGTCCGCGGCACGATGCTGCGCGAGCTCGAGAGCGACGACGTCTCCTGGTCCGCTAGCGTCGCTGCCCGCGAGCCGAACGGGCCGAGCCCGAACGGGCCACTACCAAGTCCGCCGCTCATGTCTTGATGATCACGTTCATGACGACGAACGGGTGCATGTTGTTGTGCGCCGACCCGCCGCCCGTGTTCGCGATCGTGATCCCCGTGCTCACTGTGTTCGTCGTCGCCGCGATGGTATGCGTGACGCCCCCGGCCATCGCGAGTGCGCCACCGCCATCGACCACGAAGTTCCCAGTCGAACTGTGATGGTGACCCGGATCGGTGAGCGTGTGCGTGTGCGTCGGCATCTCGCCGGACGAGAGCGTGTGCGTCTCGGCTCCGCTTGCCGCCGCGAGCGCCCGTGAGGAGAGCGCGCCGTTCACGCCGTTTGGCAGGCTCGCGTTGTTGCCGCCGAGCGGGGACCTCGCGCGGAAGTCGGGGAGGTTGAACGTGGTAGACCCGTCGCCTACCCCGTACGTCGTCGACAGCACCGCGAACAGGTTGGCGTACGTCGACCGGGAGACCGCCGACCCATCGCAGATCAGCCACCCCGTCGGGGCCGAGTTCGTGAACCAGAGGGCGCCTGCGCCCGTCGGCGCGCCGCCTTCGATCGACGGCGCCACGATGTTCGCGAGGTTGGCCCAGGTCTGCTTGATGCCTACGCCTTCCTCCCCCGGCGGCGCCGACACGGCCGGCGACAGCGCAGCGTGCACGGAGACCGACGAGTCGTAGATCGTGCCTGCCGTGCCGCTCTTCGTGACGGTGCCGTCCGCGGCGATCGAGACGCTACCTGTAGGCATCGGTCAGTCGAGCGGGCAGTAGAGGGTGGGCAGCGGCGGCGGGAACTTGATCGACGGCAACGAGAAGCCTGGGATCGGGATCGAGAACGAGAACGTCGGCAGCTTCAGCGGGAAGCCGATGTCGGGCAGGCCCGGCAGACTCGGAAGCGTGAGGCTCGGGAGACTGAATCCAGGGATGGGCAGCGCGAAGGAGAACGTTGGCAGCTTCAGCGAGAAACCGATGTCCGGTAGCCCTGGCAAGCCGGGGAGCTTGAAGCTCGGCAGCGAGAAGCCCGGGATCGGGAGCGAGAACGAGAAGCTCGGGATCTTGCAGGCAGAGGCCACGGGTTACGGTGCGATCGTGACGCTGGTGGAGGGGACGCCTGCGAGGCCGCTCGGGCCGATGAGCGCGGAGGACACCCCAGGAGGCGGCGGCGCTCCTGCGAGCAGCCCCAGCGTGACCGTCGATGCGTTCGCCGAGAACTTCTGCCCGCCGATCTGAACGCCGTTCGCGTCGATGATGATCGACCCGCCCCCGTTCACCGCGAGCGTGATCTCGCCCTTCTTGAACAGGGCGAACACGTCGCTGCACCGCACCTGCACTTCGCCCGCGGCCCCGTCGAGGTGGACCATCATGGCGTTGCCGTCGTCGGTGTCGTTGGTCGTGTAGAGCGTGAGCGCGTTCGTCGCTCGCTTCAGGAAGAACCGCGCCTCGCAGTCGCTCACGATCGCGCGGTCGCCCGGTTGCAGCGAGCCGACCTTCGAGGCGTAGCGGGCATCGCGCATGCCGAGGATGCGCTTGCTCTGCCCGTCGTAGATGAACAGAGCTCGAGCGGCTTCGCCGCCTACGGGGTCGAGCGGACGCGCGACGAATCCGTCCGCGCCCCACGTCGCCGTGAACGCGCCGAACCCGTCCCCGGTCACGACGTCGCCCAGGTTGACGCGCACCTCGCCCTCGGTGGTCACCTCGGAGAGCAGCACGTCGGCGATGGCGGTGGCGTGGTCCGCGAACCTCGGCATCAGCTACCCATCACCGAGTCGAACAGGCTGGCCCACTGGATCGCACCATCCGACAGTCGGCGCACGTAGAGGTGGACGTTGCGCGTGGCCTGCGCGCCTTGGGTCGGCGTGAGCGCCGTCGTCGCCGTCGCGAGGCCGAGCTTCGACGTGGCCACGCTGGTCAGCGCGAGCGTCCACGTGCCGCTCTTGCCCGAGACCTCGGTGAGCGTGAAGTACTGGTTCGCCGTGTCGTCGGTGCGCTGCGACAAGTAGATGTCGTAGGCCACCGCGCCGACGGCCTGGCCGTCCACCGAGAGGGTGAACGGGAACGCGACAGCCGAGGTGCCGAACGACAAGATCCCCGAGAAGCCGCCGGTGAAGCCGCCGGAGCGCATCTTCGTGGCGTACGGCCACGGTTCGTAACCGTCCGGGTCCACTGGGGTCGCGGTCGTCGCGAAGAGCGCGCGGAACGTCGTGTAGCTGGGAAGCACACTCACGATGCGATGTCCCCGAGCACGAGCGAGTAGAGCGGGATGAACTTGAGCGCGGTTCGTTGCCCCGAGGTCGCGTCCTGCTGCCTCGTGACCTCGAGCAGGAACATGCGCTCGTCGAGCCCGTACGCCTCGACGACGACGCGGGCGATCGTGCCGACGGTCCAGACGCGCCCGGTCTGCGACATGAAGCCGTCGACCGTGCCCGTGACACAGAATCCCGTCTCACACCCGAGCGACAGGCCGAGCTTGGCCGTACTGCCGCACCGCTTGAGGGACGCCGAGTTCTTGTCCTTGATGATCTTCGGCTTGTACGGGCTCGACCGCGACTGGTACGCCGGCCTCGCCACCTCCACCTTCGTCGTCGTGCTGTCCCCTCGCGCGAGCGCCCGCCGCTCGGTGAGCGTGGACTGCGTCTCGGTCACGACCGACGCGCCGACCCCGACGATGGGCACGCTCGGCTCCACAGTCACGCGAGGAGCCCCGGTTCGCCGCGTCCCGTCGTCGTCGGTCGCCACGCCGATCACGGTGCATTCGCTGTACTGGCTGCGGTTTCCCGAGTGCACCACTACGGCCGGCTCGGCCAGGAAGTAGTCGGCCACGGGGCCCGAGTCGAACGTCTGCGCCACCGTGTACGACGTCTCTTGCTCGTAGTCCGGCGCCTCGAGCAGGAGCGTCGTCCCGTCGTTCGCCACCCGGAGCTGCACGCCGTAGCGCGAGAAGGTCCGGTGCGCGAACTGGTAGGCGGTCTCGCCGTCCTGCGCCTGCATCTCCTTGGCCGTCAGGTCCTTCAGGTTCGGCGTGGCGACCCCGTTCCCGATCGGCTTGCCGGTGCGTGCGGCCACGTTCGCGAGTGCGTCTGCGGCGACGGCCTCGAAGCCGAACGGCGCCATGACGGCGAGCACGACCTCCGAGACGCTAACGTTATTCGCGCCGCCGTAGGACACCCGCGGGTCCACGCTCGCCTCGTAGGCCACGCACAGCGGCGTCTGGCACGAGAGCGAGAACGAGACGCCATCGGTGCCGATGGACATCACGCTCTCCTGGACCAAGAACTTCCCCTGCGGCGTGCCGTTGATGCGCAGGTTGACGGCCTCGCCCTTCACGAGGCGTTGACGGTAGGAGTCGACTTCCTTGCGTGGCGGTCGCACCGAGAACGACAAGTCCCCGAGCGGGTCGATGAACGAGTCGTGCAGCGCGAGCGAGTCCCACGCGTCGATCACAAACCCGTCTGAGTCCCACGCCAGCTCGACGAGTGCGCGGTTCCGTTCGGTCACTTGTCGGTGTAGTAGCTGAGCGTCGTCCCCTTCGGGACCAGCGGCGAGCGCAACGCGAAGAGGTTGAGTCCTTGGATCTCTTGCAGCGTGTTCCCTGTGCTCGTCGCGAAGGCGTCAAGCGTGGTCTCTGCCGTGGTCGTCGTCTTCGCCGTCGTGCGCGCCGCTCGAGCGATCTTGTCCGCAGTCGCCCGCAAGGCGTTGAAGGTCTGAAGCAGCGCATCCGCCGCCGGCCACGTCGAGGGGTCGTTCAGCGCCTCGACCGCGTCGAACATGAAGTTCACGGCTCCGAGCGCTCGATTCAGGAGCCCGTTGACGCTGAGCGACAGCGAGAAGAGCGCGCCCTCGATCTGGTTCACCATGTCGAAGAGCGACGTGGCGCCTTGCCCGTCCGGGTACGAGATGCCGAACTTCGCGCACTCCTCGTCGGCCTTCTTCGCCGCCGACCCGAGGTCCACCGATGCCGTCTCGAACTGCGGCTGCTCGGTGAGATCCTCGATCGACTCCTCCCACGTGACGGTGACGCGCGCGCCCGATCGGTACTGAGCCGTCAGGTCGGTGCTGAAGGTCATCACGCGGGCCTGAAAGGTCCCGAGGTCCGGGTGCTGGAGCTCGCCGATGGCGCCGTCCTCGAGCGCGAGCTTCCAGTCGTTCCAGTAGTCGGGATACCACGGTTTGCCGTTCGGGTAGTCGCTGGTGCCGGCGGTGCGCCCGATGCCGTTGTTGAAGTGCAGGACGACGGTTGTGACGTACGGCAGACGCCCCGTGTTGTCGTGGCCGGCCGCGTCCTTGTACGGGTAGCGGCGCCGCGCCTGGTCGTGCCCGCCTTGGTACGACGCGGTCTCGCACGGGGCCGTGAGCCCCCGCCACCGCAACGGGGGGAGCGCCGCGACGACGTTCAGGGGGTCGGCCATGTCAGCTCCCGCCAGGGTTCAGCGTCGAAGCGCGGTTGTTGACGCTCAGGCGCTCCATCGCACTCGCCGCCTGCGTGACCTTCTGCACGAGATCGGCCATCGCGCCTGAGAGCTCCTCGGACGCCACGACCACGCCATCGGCGCTCACGCCCTCCGCGCCGCTCGGCGCGCCTGCGTTGGTCACTCGTCCAGCGGTCACTTGGTCCGCATACCGCCCGATGACGTCCTGCCCCTTGTCGCTGTAGCTCGACCAGAACACGCCCTGCGCGTCGGCGACCTCGGCACTTGGATTCGCCAGGATGCGGTCATAGAGCGCACCGTAGGCCATGACTCGCTCCTTGTCGGTGTAGACATTGAGCCCTTCGGCCTCTGCCATGCGCTTCGCAAAGTCCTCTTTGCTGCCGATGTCCTTGACGTCCCCGGCTTTCTCGAACAGCGCCTTCGCGCCGCCCACGTCGAACTGGGCCAGTTTCTCGCGGAACTGCTTGCGCGTCGCGATCTGCGCTTTGGTCATCTGCATCGGGTCGATCGTCGCCTCGAACAGATCGGACTCGCGCTTGACCTGGGCGTACTCTTCCTGTCGCGTCGGCTTGTCGATGACGCCGATGTCTTGGAGGTACTGCACCATCGCCACGAGACCCTTCGCGAACAAGCCGAGCGACTCGATCGCGGGCCGCAACGCGCCCGTCAGCTTCGGGATCTCGCCCACGAGAGGGATCAACGCGGGCACGATCTGGTCTGCGGCCTGCGCCGTGACCTTCTCCCAGGCCACCGTGAGCTTGGCCGATGCGTCCCTTTGCGCTTGTGCGGCGTCGCGCTGGACGTCGGCGTAGGTGCCGGCGGCGTTGATCGCCTTCTCGAGTTCGCCGCGCAGGACCGCCATCCCCGCCGCAGTCTTCTCGGCCGCGGTGCCGCTCGTCTCCTGATAGGTCGTGTTGTACTTCGAGACCAACGGGTTGATCGCGCGGATCCCTTGCTCCCCGAACACCGACGTCAGCCCGGCCTGCTTCTTGGCGATGTCGCCACCGCCGACCTTGGCGATCGTCTCGACGATCAGGTCTTCGATGGGCCTCGCCTTGCCGTCCCGGAAGACGTCGACCTTGTACTTGCTCGCGAGCACCCCGCTCTTGGCCTTGAACTGCGTGAGCAAGTTCTCGACTGCGGTGGTCGCTTGCTCCGCCGAGCCGGTGCCCGTGCGCGCGATCTGCGTGATGCCGCCGAGCGTCTTGACGCCCTGGACGGTCTTCGGGATGCCGAACGCCGCGCCCGACGCCGCGAGCCGCTGGAATTGCGCTGCGGCGTCCCTCAGCTCGAACGCGCCCTCCTTGCCCTGGAACGTCAGGGCCGCGAGAACATCCTTCATGTCCTCGAGCCCCTTGATGTCGAACTGCTGCGAGATCGACGCCGCGGCCTCTGCGACGTCGCCCACGTTCGAGCCGGTCGCGCTGGCCACCGTAGCGAACACGCTTTGCCCTCGGCGAGCCGTGTCGACGTCACCTGTCAACGCGATGAAGCGCTGGACCGCGTCCGCCACGTCCGCCGCACCGATCCCTGGCGTCGCCTGCGCCGTTGCCTCGAACTCGCGGCGCAGAGCCGTCGGGTCGACGAAGTCCTGGCCGCGCTTGCGCGCGTTGATCGAGATGCGGTTCGCAAGCTCCTGCGTGCGCAGAGCGTCGCGCGCCGCTCCGGTCGCGAGTCCGATGGCGAGCGTACTGCCCGTGAGTACGGCGCCTCCGCCGATGTCGAACGTACTTTTGCCAAGGCGGGTCAGGGTCTCCGCGCGCTCGCGGCGCGCCCGCTCGGTCGACTGTTGGTGCAGGCGCGCTTGCTGCTGGACAAGGCGCACTCGTTCGCGCTCCGCCCGAGCGGCCATGCGCTGCTTCTCACGCTCGGCGCGGTCAGCCTCGCGGATTTGCGCGTCAGCCGACCGCTTGGCCTCGCGGGCTTCGGTGTCCGCCTTCCTCTTCGCCGCGCGGGTCTGGTCTCGTTCGACCTGCTGCGCCAGCCGCTCCGTCGGCGAGACGCCACGTTTCTCGATCGCACGGCTCGTGCGCTCTGCCGCGCGCTCCGCCCGTCCGTACGACCCCTCCACGGCCTTCCCGTAGTCGAGCGCGGCCTTGTGGATCGAGCGGAAGGCTCCAGCGACCGTGTCCTGCCCCGACGCGATGAAGCGATAGACGACGTCGGCCACCTACCGCCTCCCGATGCGCCGCTCGGCCGCCGCGAACTCGCGCGAGATCCGGCCCTGGATCCTCTCCGCGATCTGCGGGAAGCGCGAGTAGCCGCGCGCGATCACGAACGACGCATACGGCTCGCCCATCTCAAGGTCGACGACAAGCTCGTTCGCGACCTCCGAGACGATCCCGGCCTTCGTGCTTTGCTCGAGGTGGCCGGTCTGGTTCTGATAGGTGTGCGTCTGACGCTCCTCGCGCGCTGCGTCCTTGAGCGCGTTTTCCATGAGCCGAGGCGCGAGGCCCATCTCATCGATCCCCTCGCGCGTGAGCCGCTCGAGGTCGCGCAGATCGACGGCGACGCGCATCACGAGGGCTCGGGCTCCGTCTCCGTGCCGAGTGCCTTCTCCTGTCGCATGGTCTCGATCAAGAGCGCCAAGTCGACCACGAGGCGCGCCAGGAAGCCGTGCGAGTAGATCGCCAGAGGCTCCTCCGGGAACGCTGCGCTCGCCCCGTCCACGCACCGGCGGATGATGGCCTCGCGCGCGGCTTCGTCGAGGGGCACGAACCCCGCGAAGTCCCGCTCGCGCACGAGATTCACGACGGCGACGAGTGCGCCAATCGCGTCCGCTTCGAGCTCCTCCATGAGGACCTCGCCCGTGGGCCAGAGCGGGAGATCCTTGTCGGCGCGCCGGAAGCACGTCGCCACGATGCACGCGCTCTTCGCGTCGCGCAGCAGGTCGTCGTCCTGCGCGGCGCTCGGCGTGCGGGCAACCTTCTTGGCGACGTAGTCGTGAGCCGCCGCGAGCGCGAAGTCCTGCTCGGCCTTGGTCGGGCGGCGCACGCGCACCTTCGCCGGCTCCTTGTCGTTCAGGATCTCCGCGATGTCGAACTCGTGGCCGCGGCGGTCACGAGCCTTCAGGCGTTCGCGGATCGCGTCGATGTCTTCGGGGGTCTTGGTCGGGTTCACTTGATGTCGGCGCGTGCGGCCCGGAAGGCCATCCACTGACCATCGGTCATCGCATGCAGGGGGAGGTCGAAGTAGCGCTCGGGCCGTGGCAGCCACACCGCGCGGCTGCCGATCGCGACGTCGTGGCACGAGCGGATCGCGGCGTACGCCACGACGTTGCTCGGGTCCTGGGCGCCGCGCCGCAGCACGTCATCCCATGGCGCCGATCGCCCGTAGATCGGCGAGACCACGGCGAGCCCCGCGGCGACCGCTTGCGCGAGCGCCGCGAAGGTCTCCGGGTAGAGCGCTCGCACGTCGTCGGCCGCCTCGAACAGCGGTGCGTCGCCGACCCGGACCGCGAGCGCGATCAGGCCGGCGATGCGCCGGCTCACTCGCACCACCTCGATCGGATCGCTGGCTTCGGCGAAGACCTCCTCCACCTCGTCGCTGCGCAGGCCGACGACGCGCAGAGGAGCGTCGATGCCGACGACCGGCCCGATCGAGATCGAGGGGCGCGGCGTCTTGAGTAGCCATCGGAAGAGCCGAGCCGGCGCGACGTCGCCAGGCGGTGCGCCTGGGATCACTCGATCGGCTTGGCCTCGACGTGCACGCGAAACGCGAGCTTCGTCGAGTCGGTGGCGCTGAAGGTGATGCTCGGCGGCAGCACCATCCCGTCGGCTTCCATGAAGATCCCGCTCCCGCCGAACTGGAGCTTCATCGTGATGAACTCGTTTTTCAGGAACTTGCTCACGGCGTCGAACTCGAAGCCGGCCGACGGCACGAACGAGTCGACGCTGATCATCGCGCTGCGAGGGACCGGCGTGAAGCCGGCCAGCTCCTTGACCAGCGTGGCGACCGGGATCGGGTCGCCCTGGTACTCGATGCTCCCACCGCTCGATTCGCCGAGGAGCGCGCCGTTTGCGAAGAAGAACCCGCGGTCGTAGATCGCCAAGGACATGCGTCAGCCCTCAGTAGCTCGGGCTCGTCTCGTTCAGACGGAACTCGCCCTTGTTGTAGTGCTCCACGGCAAAGAAGTTCGCCGAGAACGCGAGGCCGCCCGTGCGGTACGTCACGACGACCGAGTCCTTCATCTCCTGCTTCTTGCTCGGGTTCAGGATCGGCGCGTCGTACTGACCGAGCGGGGTTTCCGCCGTAAGGTCGTCGATGAGCTTGAAGGCCATCGACTTCAGCGTACTCGGGTACATGTGGCGCGGCTTCGGCTTCTCCCCGGCCACGGGGTCGCTTGCCACGAACGGGTTGGCGAGTCGGAGCACGTTGTGCCGCGCGAAGATGAGATCCCAGACGAAGTCCATCACGCTCGGGATGTGCCCTTCGCTCGCACGGTAGTCCTTCACGCCCGCCGAGACCTCGGTGTACGAGGTCACGCACCGGTTCATGTAGGCGTTCCCCTTCTCGTCGAAGCAGATCGGCGTGATGCCGTTCGCCAGGTCGGCCTCGATCTCCGTCGCCGTCGGCCGGTCGTTCTTCGAGTACGGGTCGGGGATGCTGAAGATCCGGTTGATCGTCGCGTTCTGACGATACAGCGTGAGCGACGCGCCCGGGTGCTTCCGCTCCTCGAGCGCCTGGACCGCCGCGCAGTAGGACGCGAGCAGCGCCGGATACCAGTCGTTGTTCTCCGCGTGGAAGATCTTCAGCCGTGGGTTGTTCGCATCCGAGTCCGTCGCCACGGTCGTCGCCTGCGCCTGCGTGCCGACGAAGCCGAAGAAGATCTGCTGCCCCTTGCCGGCCGCCGGTAGCGCCTGCTGCGTCACCATCAGCGTCGCCTCGCCCACGCCGTCGTCGGTCGAGGTCGGCGCGCTCGTCGAGTACTTCGGGCTGATGATGTAGTAGTAGCGCCCGGCCGCGATGGCGGCGTACGCCGTCGTGTGGTCGTCGTCCGTCGTGCCGCTCGAGACCGCGGACACCGTCGCGGTGGTCGTCGCGCTCTTCCGGTAGGTGACGCGAAGCCCCTGGAGCACGTAGTCGGACCGCGGCCCTTTGTTCGCCACGGTCACCGTCACGATGTGATCGTTCGGGTTCGAGCCGACGGCTGCGGTCACCGGCCAGGACGAGTTGGACGCCGCGTTGATCGCGGCGGCGCACGCCGCGGCCTGCGTTACCGCGGTGTCGCCCGAGAGCACGGTGAAGCTCGTCGACTCGCCGATGAGTTCGACGTCCACGGTCACGGTCGCTGAGGCCGCGCCGCTTGCGAACGTGATGGTCTTCGTTGCCGCGGTGCCGCCGCTCTCCGTCGGGCAGATCCCGTAGACCTTGCCGGTCGGGTCGACCGCCCGGACCTTCTTCCACATCTGATACCACTCGGAGCGCCGGCCGCCCTTGCGCACCGCCGCGTCGTCGTCCTCCACGGGCCCGAATACCGTATTGACGGTGGCGTCGCCCGCCGACGTCCTGTTGCCGATGATCATGTACGACCGATCGGTCTGCGAGCCGGCGGCCTGGCCCTGCGCGAAGAAGATCTCGCGATAGTCCCCCGCGGTGCGCGCCGCGGGGTCGATCCCGGTGAGAGCCATGCTACTCGACCTCCTGCTCGGTCACGGCCTTGGCCGCGAACGCCTGGGCCATCGTCTCGGCGACACAGGTTCCGAGGAGGCGGATGTCGCCATTCGCTGCAGCGGCCTGGAAGTGCCCCGGCGGGTCGTCCGGCACGACCTGCTCCACCGGTTCGTACTGCTCGTGCTTCTTGCGCGTCTCGACGACGTCCTCCGGCCGCGGCATGTGCCGCATGCCGACGTAGCGCGCCGGGCTCGCGTAGAGCGCGCGCGGGTCCGGCATGAGCCGGCCGGGCACGCCCATGACCTTGTGGAACCGAGGCATGGATCTCCCCATCCGCGCTCCGCATCGAGCGCGCGTGTGCGTTGTACTGTCCGAGGCGAGCGCTTAGCCGCGCGCGAAGTCCGTGGCGCCGATGACCGCGCCGTTGTTCGTGTTCATGAAGCCCGTCGACCCGAGCGTGGCGTAGGACTTCGACGTCCCGCCGATGAGCGTGTCGTTCGTCGCCCCGGTGATCGCGAGCGGCTTCGAGGAGTTGAACGCCACGCTCCCCGTCGCGTCGACCCAGACGCCTGCGTTGGTCCCGGTCGTCGTCGTGGTTCCGAAGAGGCGGCCGATCACCTTGAGATGACCGCCCGCAAGCACCTCGGCCCCGTTCGCGTTGGCCGCCACCGCGGGGTCGTACACAGCGGCCCACGTGCCGGAGGAGACCGAGATGCTCCCGCGCGCCACAAGCGAACTCCCCTGCACGAGGGTCGCGTTCAGGTTCACATGGGAGTTCTGGCGCGCCGTCGGCGGGGACGACGCCGAGAACAGAAGCCCGCTGTAGTCTTGGGCATAGGCCCCGTTCTGAACTCGGTAGCCGTCCGTGAACTTGCAGTTCAGCGTAGCCATGTTCCGCGTGCCGAGGAAGTCGGCGCCGTTCACCGCGCACGAGAGCAGCGTGTAGTTGCCGTCGTAGAACTCGACGCTGTGCGTCCCGGCCGAACCGAGTTCGCAGTCCTGGATCAGGATGTAGCTCGCGTGGCCGACCTTCGCGTTGAAGGTCACGTTCGCGTTCCCGATCCGGGTCAGCGTGTGCGTCGTGTAGGCGAGCGAGGTCGACAGCGACGCCGAGACGAACGTCGCCGGGTTCATCGGATCCGACACCCGCGCGGTCTTGCTCCCGAGATCCTTCGCGATCCACATGTGCGCGTAGGACCCAGCGCCGAGCGCGACGCGTACGAGGCAGTTCAGGTTCGAGCCGAGCGACGACGTCCAAGACGACGCGATTGCGCTGTCGGTGATGGTCGAGATCGTGCCAGACGCCTCGACGACGTTCTGCACCGCCGTCAGCGTGCCCGACAGCAGCGACGACGACCGCGAACCGAGGAGCGTCAGCGCGACGGTGTCGCCCAGCAGCACGTCGAAGTCGATCGCCTCCGAGAGCGTGCCTACCGCGGTCACGGTGATCGACGAAGCGAGCAGGGTGCGCCCCCGGACCCGGCGCGTGAACTCGGCCATCGTGCGCAGCGGCGTCGCCACGGCGCCGTCGTTCGCGTCGCTCCCGCTCGACGGGTCGATGTACCACGCGGACTGCGTCGCGACGTCGCCACCTGCGACCGCCCCGCCGCCGAACGCCACTCGGAACCAGTTGGTCCCGTTGAACTGGCAGTGGACCCAGCCCGGCCCTTGCGTCGCCGCGAGCGTGCCCGCTCCCGTGCCCCCGTTGACGACGCTCAGGACGTACGAACTCCGGTCCTCTGACACGATCCAGAGGTCGTCTCCGGCCACCGCATTCGTCGTGCCGAGCGTGACCGTGCGGCTCGCCGTGAGCGTCGAGACCGGCAGGAGCCGCACCTTCTTGCCGCTCACGTAGACCGTGGTCGTGGCGTCGCCGAGGTCGGAGCCTCGGTCGTACAGCCGAACACGCTTGAACCGCCCGGTGTAGCCGCCGGTATGGGTCAGGACGTTGACCGAGTCGGCCGTCGTCGTGTCGTCGGGGACCCACTGGAAGAGGTGCGGCCGGTCGAGCGGGACGGCGTAGCGGGCGAGCTTCTCGCCTCGGTCCGCTTCGATGGTCGCGACCGTCGAGTAGATCGTGATCGCGCGTCGGGGGTCAGCCATCAGGGGTCACCGTCGAAGCCTGGGAGGTAGCGCTCGAGGATCTCGTAGACGTCGGTCGGGTCGCCGGTCTCGTTGGTCGAGATCGTCACGTCGGCGTCGCGGAAGACGTCGTCGGGGTCGTCCGGCAGGTCTGCGCCCACGCGCTCCATCACGGCCACGCGCGCGAGGAGCGACGGGTAAAAGCGGATGACGTGCCCTCCGCCCTCCCCGCCCGGACGAGGGTTGGAGTACGGGACCGGCGACATCATCCCCTCGGTGCCCCCGAGGTACTCGAAGGCGAGGTGCGACTCGGGCGCCAGCGACGCCACGAGCGGCGTCCCCGCAGGCGAGCCGTTGTACCCGTAGGACGGGTGTCGGCCGCGCGCGCAAGCCTTGAAGAGCGCGGCGTCGACCGCCGACATGAGGCCCGCGCGAGCGGTGACCCCGTCGGGGGCGATCAGCTCCTCGAAGATGTACTGGATGTGGATCTCCCGATCGCGTCGGTCGTACACCAGCGTGTCGGCGACGCGGCGCGAGGGGCCGTTCCACCAGACGTACAGCGCCGGCACGCTGCTGCGGACCCAGTACTCCCCAGGCGAGTACGGGAAACGGTTGGCCGTCGGCACGGCGTCCGAGCTCGTCGGGCTCAAGACCGCCAGCTTCGCGTCGAGCGTGTTCTTGATCCAGAACGCGAAGTAGTCGAGGAGGCCCAGGACGACCGAGTCCGTGAGGTGCGACAGCGACGCGCCGGCCGCGACCGGGAGCGACGTCGCGCCGAGAACCGAGGACGTGCCCACGTGACTAGAACGGCCGCTTCCGCTCGAGGGCTTCGAGCGTGAGGTAGTAGGAGAACGCCCTGCCCGTGTCGAACGCGGTCAGCGCGTAGTTCTTCGTCCCGAACGGGCCGACGACGACGTAGTAGAACTCCTCGCCTGCGGCGAGCGAGGTCGGGTTCAACTGCGACGGCGAGTAGCCGCCGACCGCGTTCTGCGGCGTGACCGGCCCCACGCGCAGGACGTCGTCCCCAGACACCTCGCGCACCTTCGGGCGCGGGCGGAGCTCGAGGTCTGTCGTCGTCGCGGTGCCGAGCTTGACGCTTCCTCCGCTCCACGAGACCAACCGCCGCGTCACCGTGGCGGTGTAGACGTCGAACCGGCCGCCCTCGGCCGGCGGTCCCGGCAGGCGCCGAAGCCTGTTCACCGTCTTGAGGAGGTTCGTGCGGAACGTCATCAGTAGAGCGCGATCGACTGCGACGCGCCTTGCCGCATGCGCCACATGTTCGGGACGCCGAGCGCCGCGGCGAGCCGGTCACGCGCCATCTCGAGTTGCTTTTCCAGGACGACCGTTTGGCTGCTCAGTGCATCGCCGAAGAAGTGGATCTCGTCCACCTGCTTGATCCCGGCCGTGCTCGAGGCGTCGTCAATCGCGGCGTGGATGAGACGAAGCCGCTTCAGGATCTCGCGGACGATGGTCTCGCCGCCTTCGACCGTGACCGGGTAGGTCCCCGAGTGCGCGAGCGTCAGCAGCACCGTCAAGGTGCTACCCGAGACGCTCTGCGCCGTGACGACCTCCTGCCGGTCGTCCACATCGACGACGACGCGCGCGCCTGCGGAGAAGCCCGTGGCGCTGGCGAGCGTGAGCGCAACGGGCGTCGCGCTCGACGCCGCCGTGACCGAGGTGCTGCTCGTCGTGGACGCCCCCGCAGAGAGATACGGCTGGACGACGCTGTCGAAGAGCTGGGAGTGCCCGACGTACGGCAAGGCGCCGATCGTGAGCACGTTGTACCCCAGCTCTACTTTGATGCGTTCCAGTTCGCTTGCGAGTAGCGCCACGACGAGTCAGCCCCCGGCCGCTCAGAGCGACTGATCGATGTTCGCGTAGTAGGTGATCGACGCCTCGTCCGAGCCCGCACCCGAGCCCGAACCGACGCCGCTCACGACGATGCACCGCACGCTCGGGTAGCCGTAGACGGCCTCCGGGGCCTGCACCACGATCGTGTCGGTGACGGCCGAACCCGTGCCCGTCACGATGACCACGTTCGTCGCGCGGTTCGGCCCGTACACGTCGCGCCACGTCGACCCGTCGAGCGAGACCTGCCACTTCGCGGTCAGCGTGAGCGTGTTGACGGTCGCCTTCGCGTAGATCAGCGCGCTCAGGTTGATCTTGTCGCGCACCGCGATGGTCGCGCCCGCCACGGTCTGCGGCGCCGCACCGGAGAACCCCGTGGTGGCAACGCCCGTGCTGTTCCAGAACCTCTTGATCATGTTGGTTCCCCTTCAGTCCGTGGTCACGCGGTACGTGTAACGGCTGTCGAGCGTGGTCACGGCGAGGTAGGCGAGCCAGACGAGCGGGTAGCTCTCGCCATAGTTGTCGCTCGAGTGCTGCACGACCTCTGGCTTGCGGGGGCAGCCGATGCCGACGACATCGCGCCCGAACGCCTGGCCACGGTAGACCGTGATCGAGTTCGCGTTCGTAGCGGTCGTCAGCGTGGTCGACTGGTAGACGTCGAAGCCGTCGATCGTGAACTGGTACGACGCCGTGAACAGCGGATTGATGTCCCTGTGGAACTGCGAGAGCCGCTGGAAGTCGGCCTGGTTCTTGAGCTGCTCGATCTGGCGCGGGTGCAGGACGAGCCCGAAGCGGCCGTTGCGGAACGGCATCACGTGCTGCGTCACCATGCGCGTCTTCAGCTTCGCGATGGTCGCGTAGTCGAGCGGGAACGTCCCCGCCGCCGCGCTGCTGTCGTCCGTCGACATGCCGTCCGGGCGCACGGTGCCGTTGGTCGAGTCGACCTGGTCGAACAGGTCGATCCCGATCTTGTCGAGCGTCTTGTCGCAGTCGCGCTGGAGGAAGCGCCCGACGACGTTCGCCGCGCCGTGGATGCTGCGCATCATGTCGAAGCGCTCGAGCACGTAGGGCGTGACCGCCGAGCTCGCGTAGGGTCCGCCGATGCGGCGCAGGACGAGGTCGACCTGGCCCATCTGCACCGCCTGCCCCGTCGTCGCGATCGTCGACCCGACCGGGATGGTGCGGCTCGTGAGCGTGTAGGTCGAGTCGGTGAAGATGGGGCGGTTGATGCGCACCGAGTGCCCCGGGTTCATCGCGCCGCCCGCTCGGTCGAAGTCGTCGAAGTAGCTGACGGCCTCGAAGATGCCGCTCGGGTCGTTCAGCACGAGTCCGGCGAAGGCGCTCGCGGGCGCATCGATGCCGGACGCCAGGGGCTCGCGACCCGGGAGGGCCAGACCGAGGCTGTTGGCCATCGAGAGCGCCTGTGCGGCGATCACGCCCTTGAGAAGAGCCGCGTGGAAGTACTGCGGCTCCGGCGCTCGGAGCATGCGCTCCGAGGTGAGGTCTTGAAATTCCTGGGGCAGCGAACTGCGGTCGATCGTGGTTGCCATGTCTGTTTTGTGTCCTCAGCCGAGTCGCAGTCCCAGGTTCACTGGCTTACGCTCGGTGCTTGCGTTGGATGTCGATGGCCGCCGCGTTGGCCGCGTAGTACACGGCGGCAGCGAACCGGCCCCCGTTCGGGTTGGCCGCCAGTCGCTCGTACTCGGCGAGGTGGTCCACACCCATGGGGGGCCTCGGCGGCACTTGTGCGTTCGTCACCTCGGTATGCGCCGGAGGCTGCACCCGAGTAGGCGGCACGGTTTGGATTGTGGTCTGCGAGGCCGGCGCCTCGACGACGGGCGCGCTCTCCCACGTGGGGCGCATCGCCTGGATCGTGCTCAGTACGCGCACGGGGTCGTCGCCCGCGACGGCCTGAACGGCGGCGCGTTGCGACTCCGACAAGGCCGCCATCGCTGCCGTGGATTGCGCCAGCACGACGGCCTCGAGCTCGGCGGCGCGCTGGGCCTTCGGGGTCAGATCCTTGATCGCGAGGTCGCGCTTCTCGAGCTCCGAGAGCTTCTCGGCCTCGAGCGCGCGGGCCTTCTCGATGGCGGCGCGGGCTTCGTCGACCGAGACGCCGAGCGTTTTCGCGATCGACTCTTCGGCCTTCCGTGCGCCCTTCTGCCGCTCCTCCTCGAGTCTGGCCTTCAAGGCCGAACTCGACATGCGCACGTCGTCCGTCGGGGGGGGAGCGGCCGGGGTCGAGGTGCCCACGGCGGGCGTCTCGACGGTGGGCGGCGGCGTTGCGGGCGCCTGTGCAGGCGCCGCGGTGGCGGTTTCACTCATGGGGGGGGTCTCCTACTCGCGATGTCGCCCGCGAGAGCGTTGGAGGATGCGACGCAAGGACGTGTCGCTACACGGCGTCGCTGGGCCGCGTGGCGGACCGCTCAGCTCAGGACGTACGAGACGTAGATCCCGATGTCGCGGTTGAAGGTGCCGAGCGCCGCGTTCGCGTGCTCGGCCGTGAGGGCGCCGGTCGAGAGCTGCACGGTGAGCGTGCCGCCCGAGTGCGAGATGGTCGTGTACGTGCCGATCGCCGTCGTGCCTTCGAGGCCCGAGGAGTGCAACGCTGCGCTGTGGATCGTGACGGTCTTGCCGTCGCGGCGCGCGTTCGCGATGGCGGTGTTCGCCGCAGCGATCGTGCCGTCATCCGACTGCGCATAGGTGCCGGTGAACGAGACGTAGATGACGGCGCTGTGGACGAGGTTGGTGCTGGAGTCGAACGTGGGGCCCGACGCGAGATCGAGCAGGCGCACGCTGTTGACGGTGCCGGTGACTGCGGCCATGGTGGTTCCTTGTTGGGGGTGGTTTCAGCGGGTCAGTTCGACCCTAGGAAATGAAACGCGAGGGCGGCGCCGGCCGAGGTGCCGACGCCAGCCACGCACAGGATCCGCATCGCTCCGCCGAACGTGCCGCCGACGACCGTGTTCGCCGCGAGTGCCGGCGACGTGTTCTTGCCGATCGTGGTGATGGTGGTCTGCTGCGCGAGGCGCGAGAACGACATCGCCCGAACGGAGGCCGCTGCTCCTGCGGCAATCTGGGGCAGGTGCGCGTAGTCGTACCAGTCGGTCGACACCGCCGCGTTGGCGCCTCGGATCTGGAAGTAGATGTCGAGCGTCCCGCCCGTGGCGCCGACGACCTCACATTCCACGGCGAGCGAGATGAACCGCGCGACGCTGAACTCGGTCGCGAGCACGGCGGTTGACGCCGACGCAGGCGACGTGCCGCTGATGACGAACTCGTCGAACGCGAACATCAGCGCCCCCGCTTCCGCTTCTCGCCGGCAGGCGGCGGCTCGTCGGTGGAGTCCTCGCCGGCAGGCGGCGGCGGCGGCTCGTCGTTCGCCGCCGCGACCTGAGCGAGGTCACAGCAGCCGCAGGATGCGCACGTCACCGACTCATCGGGCACGTCGGCGCTGCACACGAGGCACGTTTTCATGGGTTGCCCTTCAGTTCTGGCAGGGGTCAGGCGCGGCGACGTCATCGGCGGCCCGCACCATGGCCGCCAGCATCGTTTCTTCGGTCCGCAGTACGGCGAGCCTCAGCTCGAGGTGGGCCGCTTCGTTGCGCACCTCCGCGAGGCGCTGTCGCGCCATGGTCACCACGTCCGCCACAGCGTTCGTGGTCGTTGCGGTCTCGCTCCGAGCGCGTGGCGTCGTTCGCACCATCGGGGCGTCCAGGGCCGACGCGGCGGCCAAGGCCGGCGCCGGGTCCTGGTCGAGCCACGTCGACCCACACAGGCGACACCGCCTCTGCATCCCAAAGTCCCCGAGCGAAGCGTAGAACGCATCGCACGAACAGCCGGGCGAGGAGCAGGCCATCAGCGGTCTCTCTTCATCGAACGAACGGTGGTCTTCTTGACGGTCGGCCCCGACGGGTCGGCGCCCACTTCGTCGAGTTGCTCGACCTCAGTCAGCGGCACGACAATCATTCGACACGCGCACGAGCCACAGGGGTAGACCCAGCCGGCGGGCGTGCCGAACGCACGCGACTCGTCCACCGTGGCGCCGCAGTCGTCGCAGATCATCAGCTCGTCAGCGTCTTGCGGGTGTACTCGAACCAGACGGTCGAGAAGCCGCCCACGTTTGCGGCGGTCGGGATGGAGATCGTCGAAGCCATGCGGCAGACCCTCGCGGAGTTGAATGGGGGGTTGGTTCGCGGACTACGCCGCCTCGTCCTCGATGAACTCGCGCCCCATGTAGATCGGGGCGAACAGCATCATGCTCGTGCATCGGCAGTTGACGTGTGGCTGGCCTGGCTCAAGACCGGCCCACGAGATGCCCCACGGCCGCACCTGCCCGGCCTTGCCGGTGCAGACTCGGCAGACGCGACGGTCGAGCGTCGCATCCCAGACCTTCACCATAGCCGGGAACCACTGCGTCCCCGCGTACTGGGCTCGGTAGGCACGTTCCGCCATCACCCGCTGGCCGTTGAACGCTTGCGCCGTCTCGGTCGCCGCGAGCCGGTCGACGCGGTACGTGAGCGCCTTGACGACGTCGGAGAGGGTGACCCCTGTGCCGCGCCCTTCGTGCGCCTTCGCGATGACCGATTCCGCGTAGTCGGCCGCGAGACTCGTCGTCTGCTCGCGGTCGACCTCGGCGAGGGGCGCGATCTCGGTTGTCCCTGGAAGTTCGACGCCGTAGTCCGCGGCCACCTTGGCCGCGACGGCGAGTTCTTTCGCGAGCGCTCGCGAGCCGGCCACACGGGCCGCCCGCCGCGTCTCGAGCAGGAGCGGCCCGAGCCGAGTTCGGAGTGCGCTGCTGGCCTCTGGGAGGTACGTGGCGCGGCCGGCGTTCCGCTTGGCGACGTCGGCCACCGTGGCCGCCATCGCGCGTCTGGAGGCGGCCTCCACGCCCAGCATGGCGGCTTGAGCTTCGCGGTGCACCCGTCGCACGTCGCGAGGGACAACGAGGTCAGGCACCGCGGGGGATGTGCGCCACGAGCATCCAGCCGAGCTTGTCGAACGCCAGGATGGCGTCGCTCAGGAGTTGCGACGTGTCGAGCGCACCGAGGTCGTCGCTGTCGTTTCGAGCCTGCGAGAGCAACGCCACGCACTGCCGCACCCGGTCGAACAGGATCCGGCAGAGCGCGTAGCCATCGGTCTCGTCCGTCGGCATGTCGTCCAGCCTGGACTCGGCCGCGACCTGCTGCGTCGTGCCCAGCGCGAGCACGCCGACCTGCGAGACGCGTTCCGCGAGGATGTCCACTTGCTCGGCCGCGACGCTCGCGACGTCACCGAAGAGCGCGTGCAACGGCCCGAACGCGGGGCCTCGCACGTTCCAGTGCGCGAACTTCGCGGCGTTGTAGAGGTCGATCCCCGAAGCGACGCAGGGATTCAGCACGTCGGCGATCCGCTGCCGATCCTCGTCGGTCCGGGGCAAGGTCGACTCGAACATCATCCTCCTACGGCCGCTCGCGTGCGGCCTCGCACCACGCCGACCTCCACCGTCGCTCTGCGCGGCGGAACAGGCTTCGCGACCGCGGGCGCTGCAACGCGTTCGCCCTCATCCTCCGCCTCCTCGGCGTTCGCTCGCTGGAGGTTCCGCAGAGCGCCCTCGAGAGCGCCCTCTCGCTCGGCCGCCTCTCCCTCGAGTGCCTCGAGGTACTGGTCCACGTTCTTGATGGCGTAGAACGGCGCAAGCCGCTCGACGGCGGTGCGCTTCGTGATGATGCCGGCGAGGAGATCGGCTCGCGCCGCCTCGCTCACGAGCTTCATGTCCGCCTCGGTCGGCGGGAAGAACGGCCCCCACTTGCACTTGAACTCTGGCGGCACCCAGTCGAACCCGCCCTCGACGGCCACGAGAAAGCGCCCCAGGATCGCCTGCACCTCACCGACCCCGCCGAGCCGGACCCGCGCCGCCGGGGTCGCAAGGACCATGCGGAGCAGCATCCCCACGCACGCCAGAATGCAGTCCTCGCCGAAGTCCTCTCGCAGTTCGAGACAGCGGTCGATCTGCTTCTTGTGCAGCCACTCGAACGCCCGGCCGCTCGGTGCCGTGCCGAGGTTCAACTGCTTCGCGTCCGTGGGGACCCAGGCCATGCTCTCGGCCACGGTGGCGAGGAGATCGTCGGCGTTCTTGACGAGCGGGTCGAGCGCGCCCGATGGCAGCGTGAGGATGTCGACCTTCGTCTGCGGCGATTCGTACCGCCACGTCGTCCCCGGGCCTTTCATCGTCCCCGTGGCGCCGCTTTGCTCCCAGCGGCCCCACCTGTAGTTGTCCGGGTGGTCGCCCGGACCCATGTGCGCGCTGCGCCAGACCGAACTCTGCGGCGCCTGCTGGTAGTCCTTGTCGACGCCGATCTCGACGATCATCGGGTCGCCCAACATCATCGCGGCGCGGTGCCGCACCGACAGCGCGAAGTTCAGCCCGTCGAGCTCGTCGAGCACCAGGTCATGGATCGCACGCCCTGAATCTGCCACCAGGTCATTTGACTCATGCCGGTTGGCGTACCAGACGACCGGGCAGAACCCGAAGCCGTGCTCGACCGTGCGCTCCTGGTCGACGCGCCACTCCTCCGGCCTTGTGCCGTCGAGTAGAGCTCGCGTCGGGAGGTAGGTCGTGTCGGTCGTGCCGTCGATGACTCGCCGGTACAGCATGCACACCGGATGCTTTGACCCGTCGGCCGCGGTCTCGTCCTCGATCTGCGGGTAGAGAACCTCCAGCATGATCACCTGGCCGTCGGCCCCGCGATCCGCCGTGCACCACTCGGCGGGGAGGGTCGAAAGGGCGGGCGTGCCGTATCGCATCGAGCCGACTGCCACCGCGCAACCTGCCACGAGCGACCGGTAGAGCAACGCTCGAAGCGACCGCATCACGTGCCCGCGCCGGAGCATCGACTCGATGAATCGGTCCAGCGTGGCCGAGTCGGTCTCGTCCAGACCGAACGCCTCGTCGAACGCCGCATCGTTCTCGCCAGGATGCGAGGTCAGGCCGCAGAACCGGTCATCCCCCAGCAAGAGTGCAACGAACGAGTGCGCTGCCATGGCCGGCGCCGCATAGACCACGCATGGCGCCCGTCGGAAGAGCGGCACCGACCCGTCCCAGAATGACGGGCGGCCCTCGTACTGGCGCCCTTCGGCATAGCGGACCAGCATGTCCATGCGAGAGGCTCGCGCCGCAACGTTCGCCCGGAGCGTTTTCTCGGCGAGGTCGCGCTCCGCGGCATACTGGGACGACAACATGACGCCTTAGTAGCCGGGACCGAACTCGGTGCGCGTGCGCGGCGGGGCGCCGAAGCGCGAAAAGATGGCGTAGCGGAGCGCGTCCATGGCGTGGTTGTTCTTGTCCTCGATGTCGTCCGTCACTCGCTCGCGATTCCTCGGGTCACGCCTGCGCCGGTACTCGCCGAACTCGGCGATGGTGTTCTTGCATTCTGGCGACACGTACAGCCGCGCTTGAGCGTCTGTCGTGGCCCTGCACAGCGCACACCCTGTACCACCGCATCCCGTGCAGACAGGCGAGAGCGGGTTGTAGTGCCGAACCACCAGTCGATCGGCCACTGCCGACACGCCATCGTCGATCGCGTTCGCGGCCGGCTCGACCCGGCACCCTACTCGCCGGATGGCCTCGATCCTCGCCGGCTGGGACGGGTCCGCGTACCACCTCGGCTTTGTGCCCTTCACGCTGAAGCGTCGGTCGACCTCGGCCGCCAGCGAGACCCAGTACTCCTCCGTCTTGTGCGTTCGGTAGTGCTCCTCGAGCACGTGCACGGCCGCGTCCTTGCCCTGCCCCGCGACGCCGCACACGACGAACACGCCAGGGTCTTCGTAGCCATGATCCACGCCGATGAGGATCTCGTTCCACCGCGTCTCCGGCACGGGTGGGCGCACGTGGAACGCCTCGCGGAAGATGCTGTAGACCAGGCCCTCTGCGGCGTCTTCGTTCGCCTCCCACTCGCGGGCGAAGAGCTCGGGCGATGTGACGGCTCGCAGCCGCTCCACGTACTCCTGCGACACGTTCTCGGGCACGTCCCGGTAGGTCGCGTGGAAGCTGTGAAACCCGGCGACGCCGTCCTGCCCGAGCCTCCAGAGCTTGTAGAGCAGCCCGTAGCGGCCACGGCGCGGCGTCCCCGACGCGAGCGTGATGCCCAGCGACCACGGCTCCGAGAACCACGGCTGGACGATGGCCTCGAACACGCTCTGGTCGGTGTCGTCGCACTCGTCTGGGCTGACGAAGTCACAGCGCAGACCGCGGGCCGCGTCGGCGTTTTCAGCGCCGAAGAACTGGATCCACGAGCCGCCCGGAAAGTCGACGCGCCATCGCGTTCGGTTCACGCGCCCGCCGAGAAAGGACCACCGCCCGTCAAGTTCGGCCTGGAGCAGCGCCCCGTGCGTGTCGACGCACTGCTTGAACGTCGGCATCAGGAGTACGATCCGGATGCCTCGCAGTCCTTGCGTCCCAGCACGCTCGACCCCGTCGTACTCGGCCACCAGCTTGTACCAACAGAATCGCTGGAACCAGCTCTTCCCGACCCCTCGGCCAAACTTCAGGGTCGTCGTGGTGCGTGGCTGAATGGCTCGGAAGGCGGCTGACTGCGGCCGGTTCAGGCGGACTTCTACATCAGCCACGGTCACGCGCAGGATCGTCCGTCAAGACGATCCGGATCGTGTGCGTCATGTCCGTGCTCGTCTCGCCCTTGATCTGCTGGACGAGCGCGTCCTCGAGCGTCGGCCGCTCCTCCGGGTCGTACTTGCTCCCGAGGATCTTGATCGCCTCCACCGTGCTGCGCTCGTCCGCGTCGATCAGCCCGGCCATCGTGCGCACGGCCTCGATCGCGTTCCGATCCCTCGATGCCTCCGCCATCGCAGCGGTGCCCGACAACTTCTCGTTCGGCGCGCTGGACCGGCTCGCGGCCTTTGCGATGAGCGTCTCGCAGACGTTCATCATCCGCGATCGGAGCTCGCCGCTGTTCCGCGTCAGCCAACGAACGCGGCGGCTTGCCTCGGCGGCATACCGATGCACTTGCCCGACGCTGATGCGCCACTCCTCCGCGAGTGCACTCGGCGTCACGGCCGTGATGTAGGTGCCGGACGCCATGAGGAGCGTCAGCCGGTGGACGCGCTCCTCGGCGTCCCCACGCTCGGCAGTCTTCACTCGCCGCTGGGGCGGCGGCGGTGCACCCTTCTTCATCGCGTCCGTGCCTGCACACCACACCGGCTACGCGGCGACGTCCGCCTCGTTGATCTCGGCGTAGTACTCATCGAAGCCGCTTTCATCCCGGCGTGGCTCTCAAATGTGGCCTTCTGTGGCGCATTTCTGGCACACGTTGATGAGCCTAGCAAAAGGCTAGTCCGTTGGGGCGCCGCGCGCTAGCGGAGATTGCTTGTGCGCAATAGCCGGCTTCTCGCGGTCGTTGTCCGCGCGCCTTGCATCCGCTGGGAGATTGAAGTGGCCCCGATCTTGGTGTCTTGACGGATTTCGTCGACCTGTGGGTACTCTCGCGCGCGGTCTCCGGTGGCCTTGGTCTTGACTTTCCGCCGAGGCGCTGCGGCCGGCAGGAGATCCCCGAGCCGCTCGAGGAGTACTGGGTCCGCCTTCACGCGGCGCTCGACGCGCATGTATCGATGCCCGCGGTTGTTGCGCGTGAGCCAGGCGTCGTACTCGGCGAGGTCGAGCCACGGTCGATCCAAGGCGTCCCACTGAAGGCTCAGCGGGTCGACCGGGCGCTCTGCGAGCTTCTCGACGGTGCGCCAGTCTGCGATGCCGAGGAGCTTCATGATGTTCGCGCGGCCGAGGACGGCGCCGGTCATCGCCCGAGCCCTCCGAGGCGGCGAGGCATCCTTGACGGCTCGAGGCGAACCGTACGCGCCCTTGAGCGCTGCCGTGCCTGTTCCTCTGGGGTCTCGAGGCGGATCCCGCGTGCGACGGCGTAGGCCTCGTAGGCGTTGGCGACGAGTTCGGCGACCTCGCGCCGGACGTGGGCGAGATCCTCTTCTGCGTCGCGCCGGGCCGACGCCGATGCGTCCCGGCTCCGGGCTACCATCACCGTTGCGACGAGCCATCCGCCCTCGTTGTCCCATGCGACCCGGTGGTCCTTCCAGCGGAGCGGGGGCGGCTTGGGGGAGCGAGATGCGCTCAGGTGCTCGCATGCGGGCGCGGCGAGCAAGCGTTCACGACGGGCCTGCTGCGCGGCGGCGAACCCGTCGCGGGCGGTCTTCGTGAGCAGCGCGACGCCAACGTGAGGGCCGACGGCGGCGACGACCTTGGCGGCGGTGCCGCGGCCGAAGGCGTTGTCGATGACGCCGGACCACTGGATCCAGCCGTGGGCGGCGAAGAGGACGTTGTGGTGCGGGGTGCCTTGGGGCAGGGCGTGGAGGGCGCACCAGACGCGGCGAGCTTTGCCGACGAGGCACTCGCCCCCGTGAGCGGGCCAGCCGAAGCGGTGGTCGGTGATCTGGTTCTCCGGGTCGGCGCCGCCGGAGCTAGGGCCACCACGTTCGATCATGGCGACCAGGGCTTCGTGGCTCGACTTGGCGCCTTGGTCGCACTCGGCGTTGGCGAAGTAGTAGACCAGCTCGTCGTGGACTGCGATCGGTAGGAGCTTCACGGGGGTGCCCCTTTCCTGGACGAGACCCGCTCGTCCTGCTAGGTGTTGGGCAGTCTGGTCGTCGTCCCTGTTCCCCTGGAAGGCCCTCGGCGTTGGCGCGCCGGGGGCCTCGTTCTATTCCATCACGTGCGCCTCTCGGTTGATCTCGAGCACGACTCCACCGAACGCTCCGCGGTCTGCAAGGCAGCCTCGACCCAGCCCACCACATCCGCCGCGTCACTGTCGGCGAACGGCATCGCGCTCCCCGTGAGCGAGGCCATGTGGATCCACCCGATGACTGTCCGTGCGGCGTTGTACGCGAACCAAGAGACGTCGGTCTCATTCGCGGCCCGCACGACGTCTGCAAGCCGCCGGCAGGAGCCGGCAAGCCGCCGTCGCGCCCAGACGGGCAAGCCCGCGAAGGCCCCGTCTAGCTGATCGGCGAGAGCGCGGAGCGCCATGGGCATGCGGACGCGCCGCACGCGCTCGGTGGGGTCCGTCGCGACGCGCAGGCGCTCCCGCTCCTCCAGCGCCTTTGTGCACCGCTCCCGCTCACGCCTACGCTTTTCCTGCCCCATCGCCTGATCGGCGCTGCGTTGTTCCACGTCGTTGCGGTGACGTTGGCGCGGGCAGACGTCGCCGACGACTTCGGCCGTCGGCGCCACCGATGGCCCCCGATTCAGGATCCGCAACTCGCCGCGCAAGCACCTCTCGCGGATCTCGTCGGGGTCAATCCCCGGACCGACGATGATGCGGACGACCTCATCGGTGAAGACGTCCCCCTTGCGGATGCTCGCCGGGCAGACAATCGTCGTGCGCTCGCGGAACCACTCATCGAAGGCGCCTTCTCGGTACTCTCTCGCGTCGGCATACGGTGTGATGTTGGAACGGATGCTGAAGTGACCGTTCGGGCGGCGCTCGCCGATGAGGTAGCGCCACAACGGGTCGCTCATGTGCGCCCTTACCTGCCCCGCTTCCACCTTGGCATCGTCGGCCCTTAGCGACTCGTGCATGTCAGTTCCCCTTTCCACCATCGTCGTCATCCGCACATCGCTCGCACGGCCGCTCATTCGCCTCGGCCTGTTCGATGAACGCCACGTCAACTACCATTCGTCACCCTCTGCACGGCACGTAGAACCGTGGACGGATCGACCCCGAACACACGTCCCAGGACTGGGTACGTCCATCGCGACGGGTCGCACGCACGGAGGTCGCGCCACAGTTCGGCCCGCGCCGTCGGTAGAGGCCGTGTCCGGCGGGGTCCGAGCACGTCGTCCGGTGTGACGCCATGCCGCGCGCAGGCTGCATCGAGCAGGTTGGTGCAGCCCTGCGCGAGAAGGGCGGAGCGGGCGCGACTCACTTTCGCCCGCGCTCCGGCCTCGGCGCCGCGTGCAGGTCCACGAGCCGGCCTCCCTCCCAAAGGCGACGCATCGTCGCTTCGCCGTAGCGCGCCTCGAGCTCGGCGATCTTGGAGCCGCTCGTCACGACGGTGGGCAGGCCGTTGTCGTAGCGCCAGTACACGAGGTCCCGAATCGCCACGGGATCTGTTCGCTGGTCCTCGAAGCCGATTTCGTCGAGCAAGAGCAACGACGCCGCCCGTGCCTCCGCGAACGCCGCTGGTTCCTCCCCGAGCTTCGATGCCGCGCGGGCTCGCGCGAGGTCGAGCCCATACGCGTACCGAACGCGCCGCGCGAAGTCGTGGCGGTCCTTGTCCACCTCGCCGTAAAGCGCGAGGTCGATGACGCGCAGTCCGATGGCGCGCAGGACCTTGCTCTTGCCGTACCCCGTGGGGCCGAGGATCGTCATGTTGCCGTGCGTGCGCTTCCAGAGCGCGCCGTCGATGACCTCGATCGCGCGTTCGCGCGCAGTGGGCTCGGGCAGGCGCGCAGCGGCCTCGCGCGCCTTGCGCGTCGCCGCCTCGTACTCGGGCCAGCCGGGCCGGCAGAAGGTCATCTTCCCCCCCGCGGACACCGACGCGTAGGCGCGCTCGAGCGCCATGCTCCGGTGCCGAAAGCGGCCGAGCGCTGCGCACCCGTCGCAGTAGTCGCCGCGCCGCGCGACCGACGCGCCGCAACCCGAAGCGCACGTGCGCGACGCCTCGGGCGGTGGCACCGTCGGGTCGAACCCGGCATCCGCCAGCAACTCCACCAGCCGTTTCGCCGGCTGGTCGGCGCACCCGGGGGGGCGTGCCCGTGCCGCGTCGAGGCTCGTGGCGATCTTCGTCGTGAGGCTCAAAACGTGTCCTTTCTGCCGTCGTCGCGGCCATGAAGGCGCTCGGAAGTTTCGGCCCAAGCGGCGTGGTCGGCCGAGCCGCGCTGGACGTCGTGCCGCCCGCGACTACCCGCCCCCGGCAGAACCTCGTGCGCCTGGTTCGCAAACCGCTCGACGTGCTCTACGTCGCGAAACACAAGGTCGAACTGGTACCGGTTGTTCTCGACGTGCCAACGACTGCGCCAAACGCCGTCGGCGGCCGCGAGGAGAACCTCGAGCGAGAGACCGTCCTTCAGCCGGCGGGCGATGAGTCGCCGGCGGGCTTCGCTGAGGACCGGGGCTCGCCCGCCCTCGATGAGGCGGCGCCATCCCTGCTCGTAGCGGGCGAAGACCAAGTCCGCCTGCGACGGCGTCTTTGGCTTGGCCTCGGGTGCGACGAGCGCGAGCTGCGTGGCCTGCTGGGTGGGGCGCGCCTGTCCGGCGGATGGCGGAGCGGGCCGGTTCGACTCAAGCGTGGGTCGGCTGGCCTCGTCATGAGTGCCTTCCGCGGTCGTCGAAGAGGTACCCGGGCCGCCAGGCCCGGACGGGGCGAAAGCCCCGTTTGTTTGTTCTTGGTTAAGCACAGTTAGGCTAGGCACAGAGTGACAGCGCGTGACGGCGCGTGACGGATCTGGATCGTTTCGTGACGGGTCCGTCACGTCTCGTGACGCCTCCGTCACGTTTTGTGACACCTCGAAATCGGGCGGGTCTGTCACGTTTTGTGACACGAGCCCAAGCTCGTTTGCGCGGGCCCGGTCGCGCGCGCGCTCTCGCGAGGCGCGTTGGCGGGCCGCGTCCGACTGGGTCGCCTCCTGGGCGACCATGTAGTTCGGCGCGAAGAGCATCTCGCCGCCCTTGTCATCGGGGACCAGGCGACAGCAGCCATCTCCCAGCAGCGCGGGCATGGCGCGCTCGACGAAGTCGAGGGGCACACGGCAGATCGATGCGACCCCACGCCACCGAGACCGGCCAAGCGGCAAGAGGCCGGCGCGGTCGAATCGCTTCATCAAGTCGCACCAAAGCAGGCGTGACTCGAACGGGAGGAGCGTCCACTCGGGCTCCTCGCGCGTGTAGACGCGAACGTACCGCTCCTCCTCCCAACGCATCAGTTCCACGCCTCCGGCGGGGCGGCGGTGAGGTCGGCCTCCAACGGACTCTCGTCCGTGCACGGATCGAAGCCCTCGTGCGCGGCCTCGGCAAGGCGACACTCCGCGACGGCCGAGGAGTGCCCCTCGATCGCCTCCTCGAGTGACCGCGCTAGCGCTGCCAGGCGAGGAACGACGTTCGGGAGCGCGCGTGCGCCGCTGCCGTCCGGGGCCTGTCTGGCACGAAGACCGTCTAGCCACCGGACGTCGCTGAGGGCGTCTCCGAGCGCCACCACGAGCCCGTGCGGCAGCTCGCCGGCGTCGTAGCCACCGGCTTCACCAAACGGGACGTGACCGAGCAGCCGCTCGCCCATCTTGAGCGTCCACCACGCCTCGAGAAACCCCTCGAGCGCCTGCGCGTGGTGTTCGGTGAAGTCGAGTCCGGCAAGCGGATCGATACCCTCTTCCACGGGCGGCGCCGTGAGGCTCGCTCCTTCCACGAAGGCGAGCAGTTCGGGCGTCGCTCGGAACCACTCGCCGCGCATGCGTAGCGCGGCGAAGCGCTCATGGAGCTTTCGCTCGAGTCCCACGTCGCCCGGAACCGCGGCGAGCAACACGAGTGTCTCAGCGTTTGCCGTCTGCATCGCACGCAGCCGTCCGTGCGGCGACCCGGCCGTCGTCCCGATCTTGATCGGCCCGTCGCCGCCAGCGCGGATGAAGTAGACGTAGCTCGCAGGCGCGTCGGGCACAGGTCACGCACCTCCCATCGTCGCGCAAGAGGACCGTCGGCTCACGCCCGCGCCCCCGCCTGGAACGCGAGCGGCACCTGCCCGTTCGCCTTCGTCGCGATCCGAGACTCCAGCGCGGAGACGCGCTCGAGCAGCATGGCGTTCGTCGTGGTGTGGTACTCGACGCGAGCCAAGAGGTCCGCCACGGCGCGCTGGAGCGATTCGAGCGTGGCTTCCGGCTCCACAGGGGGCGTCGGGCGCGCCATTGGCCGGAAGGCGCGCGGGTCTGCGAGGTGCGCGGAGCCCGCGTGCGTGTGCCGCCCGAGCTCGAAGACCAACTCCCCGTTGACGAAGCTCCACGATTCGACGCGGGCGATCGTCGCGCCGGTGGCGTCCGGCGACACGACGTAGACGGTATCCTCGCGCCGCTCGCGGTCCTTGCTGATCCTCGTGAGCCAGTCGCCCTGGACGGGCGCCGGGTTGCGCTGAGCCTTCATCGCTTCGATGCTCCTCTCTGCCGCTTCACCTGCGGCGCCTCGTCCACCAGCTCCACGCGCACCTAGGCGCGTGGCACGATCGCGACTTCGACCGCGTACTGCCGAGCGGCCCCGCGTCGCTGCGCGCAGGTCCACGACACGCGCGAGTCGCGGTCATTGATGCACAGCCAGTCCGCCACGCCGTCGCGCACGTGCTTGAGCGCGCCGACAAGGTTGTCGTCGTCGAGCGCTCGCGGCGCGATCCGCGTCATCGTGACCGCGCACGGCAGCCCCGGCGGCGCCGCGGTCGCCCGCAGGACGATCTGCACCGTGTCCCGCTGCTCCCTCGCTCGCTTGTACCGAGCGCGCCAGTGCGTGTGCGCGTTCGCCTCGCTCACCGTGTGGATCGGGATCGTGACGGTCACCGTGCTGCTGCCTTCTCCCGAACTCGGGCTTGATGCTTCTCGATCCCGTGCGCGACCGTCGTATGATCCCGCCCGACGAGCCGACCGATCTCGCTCGCCGTCGGCGTCTCCGGCGCATCCCAGAGGGCGGCGTAGAGCGCGGCGCGAGCTTCGTCGATCCGGGCGCCGCGACGACGGCTCAGCGCGGTGCGGAGCGTCACGCCGTAGGGCTCGACGGCGGCCTCGGCGCGCCGCAGGTAGCGGGCCGCCTCGAGACGGGCGAGGGCGCGGTCGACCTCGACGGGGCGATCGAAGCATCGGGGCGTCCCGGCCTGTCCCGGGCGCGCGACGAGGTATCCACGCTCGCACCCGTGGCGCACGGCCGCGCGGATGCCGTCCCGGCGCAGGCGGGTAGCGGCGGAGATCTCGGTCACCGTGAGGGCTGACGACGCCGACGCAACCGCGTCGACCGCCTTGGCGACGATGGTGCCAGGCTGCGGCTCGCGCGGCGTCATGCGGCCTCCACGGGGCGGAGCGGCGCGACCAACGCCACGAGGCGATCCCCGCGAAAAGCGGCGAGGT